GTTTAAGTGATTATATTAATATTAAGAAAAGAAATATTATCCAATGATGCCAGAAACGGCGTCAACGACATCGTTTGCGATGCCCAATCCCTTCTTAGTTGCTGTAGCAATACTCTTCAGCAATTCAGACAAATGTAAGGGATTCTCATGAAACTGAGGAATTTCTCTCAATTCAGTTAAGCCAAGCTTAGCGGCTTCTAATTGCAATGATGGAATTCTTTGGTCTCTCCATTGGTCTGTGGTTTGGTATTCAATGCCTTGTGCATAGGTAAAATAACCCGCCCTACCGTTTGGATCTGGTACTGTAATGTACATCACTAAGTAACCGGTATTGTCAAATATGTTGTATCTTGAATCATATAGAACTCCGTTGTCAGTATACACCCCGTCTTGAATGTCGAAATCTTCAAAACCACCAGGTTTGAAGAATCCATAACAGCCTGTTTCAGCCTTAAAGAGTTTTGCTCCTTTAACGGCCAGAACTTTGTCAATCGCTCCCATTGCGTAATCATGCCAAGATGTGGCACCCGGTATTTGGGCTACACCCAATTGCCCCGCCATACCAGTCAGATTACTAGTGTTTGAATACATCATTGAGAATGCGTTGATTCTGCTTCCTTTGTCAACGATAACATTATTTGCATAGTCGGAAGCAGGTAGGTGGCAAAAGACACTTGAACTAGCAGAAAAGTACATGGATGTAATTGTCATTGTACCAACAAATGGATTAGAGCTGTTTCCAGTGTCCTGTTCTAAATAAGGAACAATAGTGAAGCTGTAGTAACCAGGGCCTGGGATTGTAATGGCTTTTGAACCTGTTGTTGTTCCCACGGGGATTAGTTGCATAACGGAAGCTACTCCCATGTTCACCCCTTGTTCTGTTAGTAAATCTGCATTGATCTGAAACGAGGCGGTGATACCCATTGTCGTCAAATTGTAGTTAAAAGTGACCAACGTTCCTTGTTCAAACCACATGTAACGTGCTGTCGAACCGTTAACTCCATTTGAACCTGCATAAACGACTGGACCGTGTGGTGCGTAGTCAGAAGCCGAAACAGCATTCACTATGTGAATAGGAACCATGTTAGCAGCTCTCAATGGGGCACAGGCGATCTGCCAGGTTAAACCAGGGGCAGATGGAACAGCATTTGTTATTGCACAACCGCGCACATTGTAGGTGTATGATGCGCCAGCGGTGTTTGCATCATAAATGACAAACGCTCTTTGTGGAGTGTGAAACATTGCGAGAAACATGTTGGGTGCAGGTAGTATTTGTCCTGAGCCGGAAGTTGCTCCAGTGTAAAAGTTGGCGGCAAGTCTGCCTCTTGGAGAGCAGACAGCAGTTGGAGTGTCAGAAGTCTCATTGGGAAACCTGATCGGCGGAAAAGCCGACGGCAAAGTGAATGCTTTGAGAACCTCCGAGACCTTGCTGGATTTAATCGTATCACGTACTTCATCTGTGAATGAATGCATCCCTTCATCTGGTGCAGTCAAAGTTGGTAATCTTTTGTTGTAGCTGTTAATTATTGCTTGTTTTACGTTTCTGGGGTTGGCTCTGTTGTTGCCACCCGTTGAAGATATTACGGTAGAATGTCTGGGTGAACGTCTCGGCGTTGGTTGGTTTTTCGGCGGAGTGTACTCCTCTGGTGACATCGGGCGTCGTTGTTTGTATTCCACTGCTGCCTTCTTGTTGTGAAACTGACCTTCTCTCTTCCTCAAGGCTGATCTGAGTCTCTCGATACGCTTGTGGAGGGCTTCGTCTTCCTTGACCACTGGTGCCAAATCCCTCACCATTTGATTCCTCCGCATCGGATTCTGTGAGATCACCATCGTCCCACGTGGACGTCTGTGGTAACCCGACAACTTCCTCTTCATCAAGGTAGAAACTTGTGTTCCAGGCTGGATGGTCAATCCATTTGACAGACTCGATTCCAAGGATCGTTCTAAAGAGCGGATTTTGTTCAGAATCTGGTTTTGCTCCTTCTGCATCTGTGCACTGTTCACAGAATCGGATTGACGGTTTTGTTGCATCGAAGTAGAAGATGTCCTTGAACTCATGGGTTTTACAGATGGCACAAGGATTAGAAGTTACAACAATGCTCATGAATTAATGATGGTATTTTACAATTAGCCAAACAAAGACGTAGACTAATAATGAAAGTGCGGATAGTAACACGGAAGTTAATAGTGAATAACAGAAAAATGTGCAAAAGTTCATGCAGTGTTTCTTGTCTTCAATGTGTTATGATTCTACATATATCTACAAATACATACACTACAATAGAATCAACTTTGTTCCATACCTATTGTTCAGCTGGTAAGCTGCACTCATGTTATACGGCGTGAGCTAGCCGGAATGCTTTAGTAAGCATTCGAAACATCGTTAGTTGAGGGTGTCATAAGGCGTTTGGCTTTCTCAGGCTCAATACTCTGGAAAGCGCGAGCTTGCTCGAACCATGTTTGAACATGGTTTGGTGGAGCGCCAGTATGTGCTGTGTGCACCGCGATGCAATTGCTGTACTGCTTCGATCCGAAAGTACCTACACCACGTAGTTTATCTTTCGTCGCCACTTGCATTTCACGCAACTCTTTCACAAACAATTTCGATTCTACTGAGTAATCGCGATCCAATATCTTCTTTGCCCATGTTCTCATGTCGTAGCACCAGACACCATTACCGTATATGTACCCGCAGAATTCTGGAATATTAGTTAAGCACTTCTTTATGTTACAATCCATGAAAGTGGCAGCTGCTCTCTCATCTATCTTTGGATTACGTAATTTGGAGAAACAACAAGAGTCATCTCCTTTGAAGATCCCTGCCGACATCTCTGGGAAGACCAACATCATAATGATCATGCACACGAGGGTGTTTGTAAAGAGTGTAGCGGGTTCGCCGCTACTTTTCTTCCCTTTCTGAAAGTATTGTACAATGTTTGAAATGACTTTCATGCCTTCACGCAATGAATAGTAAACATCAGTAATATCTTGCTGACAGAGCATTTGTAAAATACAATACTCAGCGTGTTGTGTCGCCTTCTGCTGACGTGAGTCAAATTCGCTAATGTCCGCACATAGAGCCGTGACGAACTCAATGGCATTTAACTTCTCTTCGATCTCCTCATCGCGATGAGTGTTGGCGTAAACAAATTCTGGCTTCAATGCTTCAACAAACATTTTCTCCAAAGTCGAGAAAAAGGCACACATAGTGGTGTTCAACTCCTTAGCCCATGCCAGAATGGGCTGACCTGGCTTGTTTCCAAATGTGTTGTTGTAGTCTTTCGCATCAGTCCTCGCATATTCAGCAGTGGTTTGATTAAATTCATTCTTGATCTTCACCTGAGCTTTATTGAACATACGGATCATGGAATGGAGGGAGAAATCCACTGGCTCTATGTCTTTAAATACGCCACGACTCTTGTACTTATTCCAAACACGCATTGATTCTTTAGACAGTCTGGTCTCAAAGTAGGTGTAGTCTATCTCCGGCTTGAGAAATTTCTTGCGGAGATCCTCAGCAAGAGATTTTGTGACGTGCATAGTCATGCCTGGCGGAATGGTGTTTTTCGCACTCAGTCTTGATGTGGCAGTCCACACTAGTTGATGGGTAGAATTAGTGTACTTCTTCCCAAAAGAGTTTGGCGTGAATCGCACAGTGTCCCTACCACTCGGTTTGAAAAATGCAGCAGCGTTAACTGAAGCGTTGACTTTTGGCATTTCAAAAACGAACGCATGGCGCTCTTGCTGTAAGTCTAAACCAGCAGACGTCATAGTCTTCTCTAACGTCATTGGATCAAACTCAGTGACACGTGGCATCGTCTCTGGGCGTGGATCCGGATCAACAGTTTCATGTTCTAGAGTGTGTGATGCAATAGCAATTGGTCTCTTCATTCCGATTTCGAAGTTTACAGAAACATTTTCAGCAACCAGACCCTCGGCCAGCGAAAACCCAGAACTAGTAAAAGTGTTGTCGAGATCGACTATATTGAGATGATGACTTGCTCTGGAGAATGCAACAATTGCCAGCTCACGGACGTCGTACAGAGAAAGATCGCGTGCAGACCCAGAGATAAACACATTGACCTTGGGCACACTCATCCCTTGTGCTTCTCTTGCAGATTTAACTTCCACTCCTTTTTCTTTCAACCAAGATCGCGTGGCATCAGAGAAACACACGTTCAATTCTGCGTCCATCATCCTACCATCAAAGTCGCTGATGGTGATCTGCGTGTCGGGGACAGCTGGATGCGCAATACCACACTGTGGACAACTGTGAGATTGAATGTCATACAAGATGTTGTTTCGTAGGAAAGCAGAAACTCTCGGTCCGAAGCGATAGGTAACATTCGACATTGTGGGTTTTGGGAAATGTGCAGTATAATTAACAATTGATGAGCCAGCCCGTAAGAAGCCATGGATGTCAGAATAAGCGCACTGATTCAGATCACCCACCAGTATGAATTCTGCTTCAGGTGCCAGAGTGAATAAGAGTAAGTAATAATGTACTGGTAACAAGGTACATTCATCAATGAAAATCCTTGTGAATCCCGCAAAACTTGGAACTTCCTTCAAGCATTTTTCATAAGTCCAACAGCATTTCATGCCTGTTCTTTTGAACTTCTTCTTCAATGCGTCATTCATGGCGATGCATAGTGCTTTTAATGGTGAGATGTAAAGATCCGTGGCTGGATCAAATTTTTGTAGAATCCTGTGAGTTTTACCGGCGCCGGCAACCATCTGCTCCATGGACACTTTGATGTGGTTGTAATCATCAAGCGGGACCAAGTCTCGATATTTCTCTGCTATTTTCTCGTGTAGGTCGGACGACCAATTCTCAGGCTCCCCCACGACCATCTTGTAGTTGAATATGTACTCATGCAACATCATCGCGGCCTTGTCCTTAGTCATATTAAAGCCCTTGTCACTCCATTTCTTACCTTCCAATCTTGCTTTTTGAACGCTGTACCTACTAGCACGCGCGGTAGGTTTGAAGCCAACAGGATCTGTCGATTGTGGCGGTTGATGACAATGAGTGTGTTGCCTTTCCTCGGCTTTGATCTCGCGCAAAGAATCCAGTTGATGCTTGGCCAGTTGAACGGCATAAGTCAGGAAATGTGTGTGAGTTGTCTGAGGGAACGACGACCAATCTCCGCTCTTCCAAGTGTCAGTCACGGCCCTGTCGTTTCTTTTCAATCTGTTGAGACACACTATGTAGCACTCGGCATTTGTTGTGGCACTACCAACAGGTTTGACAGGGAACACAATCTCGTATTCTGCGAGCAACGGGAATAGTGTTATTCTTGTTCGTTTCATTGACATGCTAAACACTTTGATGATCAACGATCCACCAACCTTGACTGTTTGTGACGCGACATACAATTGTCTGGATAACAGTCTATGGTTAGTCGCTTCTTGTTCTGCCCGGGAAACTTCATTACGCACTTCTGCTCCGTCAGCTAGAACCAAGTCGTAACCATTATCCAGGAAAGTGAGTGTCTGCTCTTCCCCATGTTTGAAGATGTTGTCGCGCATAATGTCACAACCATGCGTCAATATTTGAGAATTCTTGAGCACTTCGGGCATATACTCTACTCCACCAGCTTTCACTGGGAGTGACAGTGTCTCAACAAAACCAAACCCTCGTGCTAAAGCGGCAAGAGAGGAAGCGCCTGGGGCCGCACAAACATCTAGGACTGTTGACCCAACAGGTACCATACTCAACAAACTCTCAAATTTCACACCCGCTCTAGTACCAAATTTCTTGATTCGTGGTTTTGACGCTTCCAATGCCTTAGTCAAAGATGGTGATGAAAATATTCGTTGCTCCTCCTTAGCGAGTTGCGAACATAATTCCATTAATTGAACTTCGAGTGGAGCAGCGTTCGGTTGAACTGTCATTGGGACGGATTTGTTGATCATATTCGTTGCAGCTGAGATAACCGGTTTGGTTGCGTTTAGCTTCGGCAACTTGACGTCAACAACAACTGGTCTTTCAGGTGTCAGTGGTGGCGCGCTGGGTGCGGTGCCAACGTGTGCGAAATCCGATGAGCTAGCTTCAGAAGCCTCCGAGGCCCAACTCATCACGCGCGGTGCGGGTGGCTGGTCTGGCTCATCAGCGTCGGGTGATTCCGGACCATCCGGTGTTTGAGGTTCATCTTCTGATTTCTCTTCAGAGTTGTCTGATCCCTCTGCGTCTGAATACTCTTCACCACTGCTTTCTTCGTCGTCGTAAAATTGGTACTTTTCAGTGTCGGAATCGGTCCATTCGACGTCACTACCTGAGTCAAGATCATGCAATACCAAATCCCCATCTATTAATTGGTAGTCATGCAAGTTTAATTCGAACAAGTGTCCACAAACACAGTGCGGCTCTTTGCAGACTCTGCGTAGCTTGTTTATACGCAACCTATCATTTTCTATACAATACGACTTCGACATGTACGGCTTCAAACCCCCTTCTTCGGGAATCTCACTTCTACGCTTCCTCTTTGGTAGTTTAAGTGGTCCTACAGGAGTCAGTACGATGGTCGGTGGCGGCGACGGAGGTGCTGGTATGATTGGTGTTGGTCCAAAAGCAGACGTAGAATCAAGCTTCAAGGAAGTGCTGACCCTGTGAACATAGTACGGTTCAGAGATCTCGCGATCTGCGTCGTCAATTTTGTTTAACAACTTCCGTTTTTCTTTCATAGTGAACCAATCACAAATACGGTTCCAGGCTTTTTGAAACCACCATAAATCTAAACCGCCGTCTTTGCTGCGTTGAACTACCTCTGAAGTCCATTTGAACATCTCACCTCTCACCATAGCTGAGTGGAATAGAATGAACAAAATAACCACATTCATTGTTCTTTCTTCGATATCCCAAGAACGACTAAATTCCTTACCACCAATGATGACCTTGTGCATTTTCATTACGAGGTATGTGGTGATTTTGGTAGGCTCAAAAGCACCGATGGTCAATCGGATCGCATAAGAATAACATTCTTCATACTTTGCGCGGTCAACATAATGATATTCCATGATGCCCTTCTTGAAGAACTTGATCGGATGGAAAATGCGACGGAAATGCGATGTAAACCGTGGAATATGAACAACAGTGGTATAAGCACTACTAAAAATACGATCAAATTTCATAAGCGCGTAACCTTCAATATTTTTAACCACTTCCATCAGAAAAGCTTCTGACTTGCCGTCTTGAAACATTATGTGTTTTTGCCAGTCAGACAATACTTTTGCATCATGCACGTATCCATGTGATGAGCCATTGAGGTGACGCATTGCTATCTGTTTACTATTAAGTTTAAAGAAACACACACTATAAAAGTAATTATAAGCTTCGGAAACACTATGGATAGTGATCTCGGGGACGAAGAGCATGGTGGCCAACACATGGCGAATGTTGAAGGCTGCTGTGTAAGACAGAAAGTCTTGCTGCGACATGTCATAGAGAGAGTCAACCAATATGGCGTAGTTGAATTCCCAATTTGTCGGTAACGCAGAAGCAAAACAACAATGGTCGCATGGCATGTTTGGGTTATTCAGCAAGTGTAGAAATTCAGTTGCTTTACTGTGTGTCTTCACCTTCGTTGGATCACGCAAGTCACTTTCAGCATTGGTTTTTCCAGTTGAAAGACGAGAATGGTCTTTGGAATCGAACCTACCGAACACTGCGTAAAATTCCACATTCGGTAATTCTCTTGAAAATCGCTGCCACTGGGAATAAGTGGTGCCAATTAGTAGAACTTGTTTTTCCTTTCGAATCGAGTTGCGAATGTCCTTTTCTAGCTGATTATGAACGAAATGAAGTACTGCGTGGTCAACCTGTTTGGTTCTGAGGAAATTGCATTTCCCACCGTACACGTGATTTACCATAGTTTGTTCATTTTCTGTCATAATTTCTTGCACGTCTATCATAGCATTTGCTAATTTTGTCACGACGCTAAGGACTTTTGACGGTATTATTGCCCCCGAATGGGTTGGCTTTTCAAATTCACATTCAACAAGCTTGTTGATGTTCATGGTGTTTCTTCGCGCCTTGTGGGTGGCTTAGAAATTGCACCTGCCAGTTGTTTGATGGAAGTAGCTACTTGCTGTGGATTCACTCACAAGTTGCTC